TGATGAACTAGAACTTAAACGAAGATCCATGTTAGAACAAACTGATCTACAAAAATCAGGAGATCTAATGGGGCAAATAGTGAGAGGACAGAAGCAATTCTTTAATGATGGACAAGGAAATACTAATCAGGGAGGGCAAGAGAGCCCAGCAACTGCTGGACGATCCCCTTCTAAAAAAAGCATTTGAAGATCTAGTTGATATTTATAAACTAGAAATCTTTAATACAAATTTCGCTGACGATGACAAGCGTAGAAACCTTTGGGTAGCCTACAATATGGTAGACAAAATCAAAGGGCATTTACTTAGTGTTATGTCAAGTGGAAGGTTAGCTCAAGCCGATATTGAGCAATTAAATAAACGAAGTTAATCTAACGAAACTTCAATTTCGTCAACCAACAAAAGGAACGATACAATGGCAAATACAACACAAGGTGCAGCAGATAAAATTTCAGGTTTACTGAATCCTCAAGAGGACACTCAAGTACCAGAAACTAAAGCAGAACCTACAGAGTCAATTCCTGAGAAACAGGAAGTTCAAGAGAGTCAATCTGAGTCGAACGAAACTCCAATAGAACAGACATCTGAAAATACTGAGACTGAAGAAGAAACTACAACAGAATTAGAGACACCAGAACTCCACCGAATAAAAGTTAGTGGTCAAGAGTTAGAGGTGAGCCTTGATGAGCTGAAAGCAGGATATTCTAGAGACTCGGATTACAGACAAAAAACTCATACTTTAGGCATGGAAAAGAGAGATCTTGAAGGTCAAAAGAATAGTTTGCGTCAAACTTATGACACTCGTTTATCAGAGCTGAATGATTTAATATCGACAGCAGATCAATTTGTAAAAAACAAACAAGGTGGACAAGACCTTGCTAAACTTTATGAAGAAGATCCTACATCTGCATCTAGACTTGACTTTGAATTAAGACAAGAAAGTAGCAGAATAGAAGGATTAAAAAGTAAAGCAAGAGAGATTCAAACTCAACAGTATGAAACTTACCTTGAAGCACAAAGAGATTTAGCTGCAACAAAAATACCAGAGTTTAACGACCCTAATAAATCTGATACTTTTAAACTTAGTTTACGTAATTCGTTACGAAATTATGGTTTTAATGATCAAGAAATTGGTAGCCTTGCAGACCATAGATTTTTAATGGTAGCAAAAGATGCTATGAGCTTTCAATCCCAAAAGGATAAAAGACCATTAACATCTAAGAAGGTTGCTAATGCCCCTAGAGTTGTAAAAGCTGGTGTTGCAAAATCAGGCAATAGTTCAGGTAGAGAGCAAATAAGAAATAAAATCAATACGCTACGGAAAACTGGTCATCTTAAAGATGCTGGGAATGCCATAGCTGATATGATTAATCTTAAATCTCAACAAAGGAAATAAACATGGCACAGCCAACAAACACGTTTGATACTTATGATTCAGTCGGTGAAAGAGAAGATCTTTCTGACGTTATCTACAGTATCTCACCAACAGATACACCATTTTTAAGTTCTGCAGCTAAAACAAAAGCAACTGCAGTTCTTCACGAATGGCAAACAGACGCCCTAGCAGCAGCAGTAACAACTAATGCTGTTATCGAGGGTGATGAAGCAACTTTAGACGCATCAACTGCAACTGTTAGACTTTCTAACTCTTGTCAAATTATGGATAAAACTGTAGTTATAACAGGAACTCAAGAGTCTGTAGATAAAGCAGGTAGAGCATCTGAACTAGCTTATCAAATAGCTAAAAAAGCTAAAGAGCTAAAAAGAGACATGGAAGCTAACCTTACTGGTAAAGTTGCAGAAGTAACTGGATCAGCATCGGCAGCTAGAAAAATGGGAACTCTTGGTGCTTGGGTTGTTACTAATGACGATATAGCAGGTGATGGTGCATCAGGTGCTGGTATTGGTAATACAGCAAGAACTGATGGAACTCAAAGAGCTTTCACAGAGTCTCAATTAAAAACAGTAATTAAGTCAGTATGGAATGCTGGTGGGGATCCTTCTATGGTTATGGTTGGCCCTTTCAACAAACAAAAATTATCAGGATTTACTGGTAATAGTACTAGATTTGATGCTGGTGCAGACGCTACTTTATACACATCAGTTGACGTATACGCATCTGACTTCGGTCAATTGCAAGTAGTACCTAATAGATTCTCTAGAGATAGAGATGCTTATGTACTTGATATGGATTACTGGGGTGTTGCTTTCTTAAGAGACTTTTCTATGCATGAACTTGCTAAGACTGGTGACTCTGAAAAAAGACAGCTTTTAGTAGAAGCAACTCTTGAATCAAGAAATGAAGGTGCAAGTGGCTTAGTAGCCGACTTAACTACTTCATAATAAATTACGTATATAGGGGAGTAACCTTAATACTACTCCCCTAGTACTTTTAAAAACATTGAAGATCAGAGATAGGTTATGATCGGAACAATAGGATAATACAATGAGAACATTAAACGATTACTTTATAACATCAGCAATACCTGACGTATCAGCAGCATCTTCAACATTTGTTACTGTACCAGACGCTGGTAGAATAATTAAAATTTTTGCACAAAACAAAGCAACTACTACAGGAACAGCAGCTATTACTTTTGAAATAGATACTGTAGCTTGTACAAGTGCAGCTATTAGTCATGTAGCTGCAAGTTCTGCATTAAAAAAATACACAGTAGAACCAACAGCTTTAAATGAAGTATTAGAAGGATCAATACTTGAAGTAATTACTAATGGTGGTTCTTCAAATGCATCTAAAATGGAAATCACTTACGTTATAAGAAGATAGTTAATTATGGGGATGGCAACATCCCCTAACAAAAGGAATAAATATGAATTACGGATTAAGACATGGAACTGTACTGAAATTAGTTTCAGCAGATTCAAGTTCTCTAAGTGCAGCATTCACAGACGGAACAGAATATATTAGAGTAGTTAGTACTATTGCTTGTCATATACATATAGCAGTAGCACCTACAGCAGCAGTAACTACAACATATTTACCTGCAAATGAAGTTGAAACTATTAAAGTATCAGCTGGAGAAAAAATAGCTGTGTTAAGAGTTGGATCATCAGACGGACAATTATACGTTACAGAACTAACTGAATAATTATGGGTAGAGTCAGAGATATTGAATATGATGCTGGTGTAAAGACTAAGTACATCCAAGAGTCTGATGGTAAATTAACTATCAATAACTCTCAAGATGTATCTTCTTTGTTAAAAAGAAACAAGGAACTTTACAATCATGATAATGGATATATATCTGGTGCTAAAGAAATGAAAAGAGTGGCTAGTATTCCACCTTTAATCCTTTCTATATGGGCTAAAGAATACAATGGAACAAACAACTGGTTTCAATTACCAAAATTAATTCAAAGAAAGATAATGAAAACTAAACTTAATAGTAATGAGTTTAGATATTTTAGAACAGCTGAGGGAAATTTATAATGGCATTAACAACATATTCAGGATTAAAAACAGCATTAGCTAATTGGTTAAACAGAACTGACTTAACAAGTGAGATAGCTGATGACTTTATTAAATTAGCTGAGTCTGACTTTAATGCTAAACTAAGAATAAGACAAATGGAACAAATAGATGCTATTACAATAGACTCGGAAACTGAAACAGTTCCTACAGGGTTTATTGGAGTTAGATCTTTTTACATACTAGCATCAAGCACTAAATATGTTTTAGAGTATATTACTCCACATAATATGTTTGAAATTAAAGCTGGTTCAACAACTGCTAGACCTAGAGTCTATACAATCGAGAGTGATGATGAAGTTGAAACCTTACGATTTGGGCCTGCCCCTGATACTAGCTATACTGGTTATTTATCATACTATAAAAGTTTCACAGCTCTTAGTAGTACTAATGCATCAAATTACATTTTAGCTAATCACCCTGGAATATATTTGTATGGTTCTTTATACCATGCAGCTAACTTTTTAGGTGGTATAGATCCTAACCAAGTTCAACAATGGTTACAGATGTATATTGCAGCTATGGAAAGATGCGAAAATAACGACAAACAAGATTCATATGGTGGAGCTCCTGTTCAACAAAGAACAGATGTACAAACCGACTTATCATTTTACAGGGCTAGATAATGCAAATACCTTTTGGAGAATGGCTACCTGATCAACCAGCACATGGTATGAAAGGTGCTAACGTAGCAACTAATGTTTACCACGCTTTAGGATCTTATAAAAGATTTCCTTCATTGGTATCATACTCAGGTTCTTCAACTGTAGGTAAAGATGCACATGGTTCAGGTTCATTTAGAGATAACTCTAATGCTGTATTTAATTTTGTAGCAACTAAAACAGATTTATTCCAATTAGCATCAGGAGCTTTTACTTCTCGTAAAGGAAGTTTAACAGGAGATGATGATGACTATTGGACATTTACACAGTTTGGTGAATATGTAATTGCTAGTAATGGAGTAGATGCAGCTCAATTTTATTTAATGGGAACATCAACTAATTTTGCTGCCCTTACATCAATTCAAACAGCAGGAACGTGTCCTGTATTTAGAGTTTCTGGAGTTATTAGAGATTTTTTAGTTACAGGTAATATAGTTGGAGCAACAAACAGAATACAATGGTCAGGAATTAATGACATAACTGTTTGGACAGGAAAACAATCTGACTCACAAGATCTTCCAGGATCAGGTGGTAGAGTTGTTGCCATAACTTCTGGAGAAGTAGGATATGTATTTAGACAAAATCAAATAGTTCGTATGGATTATGTTGGTGGTGCAACTGTATTTAGGCTATCAGTTATATCTCCAAACAGAGGAGCTGTATTTGGAAGAACAGTATGTCAAGATAATAGACGTGTATTCTTTTATGCTGATGACGGATTCTATGAAATACAAGGTGATAACGTAGTAGGTATTGGAGTAGAAAAAGTTAATAGATTTTTTGATGCTAATTTAAACAAAGCATACGCAGATAGAATAGTAGCAGCTACAGATCCATTTAATTCTTTAGCTATGTGGTTGTACCCATCAGTTAATAATACTTCTAATACAACAGGTACTTGTGATAGAATGATTATATATAATTATGCTACACAAAAATGGTCTTTAGCAAAAACAAATGCTAGTCAAATATTTCCACAATTTGTAGGAGCTTATACAGTAGAACTAATGGACACTATATCTGAAAATCTTGAAAGTATTAATGCTGCATTAGATACAGACTATTGGGATGGTGGACAAATGTTTTTAGGTGGAATAGATAACACATTTAAAGCTGCAATCTTTTCAGGAAATTCAAATGAATGTGAAATAGAAACAGCAGAAATAGAAGGCTTTAAAGGAGCCAGAACTAACATTCAAGGAGTTAGACCAATAGTAGATGCAACTGCAACAGTTACTGTAAAAACTAGAGAAAGATTAGCAGATGATGTTACAGAGTCTAGTTCATCTTCTATGGTAACAAGTGGTATAAACCCAGTTAGACAATCAGGTAGATATATAAGAGCTAATATAAAAATAGCTTCAGGAACATCATTTAACCATGCACAAGGAATAGACATTGTTGCATCAAAAGCAGGATATAGATAATGGCAGACACAAACAATATAGATAATGTTAGATATTCAATGGAAGCACAGGACTACTTTCAAAGACAATTGGAAGCTAGTGTTAATGAATTAATTAATAAGGATAATACCGAAAACAATAAAGTATTTGATTTTTTTATGGGATCTGAAGGTACAGGAATTGATACTGTAAATGAAGATTCATCACCAACTTTAGGTGGAGATTTAAATCTTAATGGAAATGCTTTAGTATCTGGAATGATACCATCATTATCAGGTACTGGTAAAACTTTAGTTTTAGGATTTTAAATAGGAGAAATTATGGCAGGAACATTTTTAGGGAAATACGACACAACAGCAGCAAACAATACAGCTACAGGAACTGGTTCAGTATCTGTTGCAGAAGGAATGCTACCATCTAATATCAATAATGCTTTTAGAGATATTATGGCAGATATTAGACAGCATTATAATACTACTGAATGGATTGAATATGGAGATGGAGCAGGAACTTATACTCCTACTTACGCATCTTCTACAAGTTTCACAATAGACGGAGTTAATGTAACAGCTATTTATCATGCTTCACGTAGAGTTAAAGTTACTGCAAGTACTCCAGGCACTATATATGGAACTATATCTAGTACATCATTTTCAACAAATACAACAGTTAATGTAACTTGGGATTCAGGATCTTTATCTAGTGAAGCTATTACTTCGGTTTATATTGGTGCATTAGCTAAAACAAATAACTCTATACCAACAGGAATTATTGGAACTACAAACTTAGCAGATGATGCAGTTACAGCTGCAAAAATGGCAGCTAATTCAGTAGACTCAGATTCATACGTAGATGGAAGTATTGATTTAGCTCATATGTCTGTAAACAGTATTGATAGTGATCAGTATGTAGATGCATCAATTGATGCAGAACATTTATCAGCAGATATAATTACTGCAGCTAAAATAGCTGATGATGCTATTGATAGTGAACATTACACAGATGGTTCTATAGACACAGCTCACATTGCAGCAGATCAAATTACAAATGCTAAAATAGCAGACGATCAAATAGATTCAGAACATTATGTTGACGCAAGTATAGATCTTGCTCATTTAGCAGCAGATTCAGTTAATGGTACAAAAATAGTTGATGACGCAATAGACTCAGAACATTATACGGATGGGTCAATAGATACTGCACATATAGCAGATGTTCAAGTAACTCTTGCTAAACTTGCAGCTAGTTCTGTAAACTCATCTAAAATTGTAGATGATTCAATTGTTAATGCAGATATTAATTCAAGTGCTGCAATAGATGCAACTAAGATTGCAAATGGTACAGTAACAACTGCAGAATTTCAATATATTAATACTTTATCATCTAATGCTCAAACACAAATAGATGCAAAAGCTGCAACAACTTATGTTGATAATGCAGTAGCTGGATTAAGAACTAGAATTATTGCAGAGTGTGCTTCAACTGCCAATGTAGTTATTTCATCAGCTCTTGAAGCTGGAGACGCTATTGATGGTATTACACTTGTTGCTGGAGATAGAGTTTTATTAAAAGATCAAAGTACAGCTTCTGAAAATGGTTTATATACTGCAGTAGGATCTGGTGCAGGAGCAGCATCAAGAGACACACAATTTAATTCTATTGCTGAATTATCAGGTCAAATGGTTGTTGTTAATCAAGGAAGTGCTAATGATAATAAAATATTTTTATGTACTACAAATAACACAGCATCTTTAGGTTCTGACTCAATTACTTTTACTGTAATTACTCCAAGTAATACAGGAACTGTAACTTCAGTTACTGCTGGTACTGGTTTATCTGGTGGTGCAATTACAGCTGCTGGAACAATAGCAATTGATTCAACTGTTGCTACACTTGCAGGAACACAAACTTTTACAAACAAGACTTTAACTTCACCAAAAATAAATGAAAATGTAGCAGTAACTTCTACTGCAACAGAACTAAATTTATTAGATGGAGTATCTGGATTAGTTCAAGCAGATTTAACTAAACTTGCTGCAGTAGATGCTACAGCAACAGAATTAAATACACTTGATGGAATTGCAGCAACTTTAACAGCTACTGAATTAAATACATTAGATGGTATTACTGCTGTTGTTGGAGAACTGAATGCTTTAGATATAGGTAGTACAGCAATAGGTACAGCTGTAGCTAGTAAAGCAGTTATACTTGATGCTAATAAAGATTATACAGGTGTTAGAAAATTAACAACAGCTGGAATAGTAACAGCTGAAGGTGGACAATTAACAACAATAGGAAAATCCCTAGTCATGGGGTTTTAATTAACAGGAGAAAATAAGTTATGGCAAGTGAATTATTAAAAGTAGCATTAAAAGCTGGATTAACTAATGCTGAAAGTGTTTTGATTAATGGAGTAAGTGGTCACACTTATACTATTTTATCAATTACATTTACGGAAACAGCTGGTGCAGCAGAAACTTTTGATCTTTATATAGATGATGATGGTGGTGGAACAGATTATGAAATCTATTCTGACCAAGCATTAGCAGCTAATTCAACTTTTGAACATACTTCAAAATTTGTTATAGAAGGTACAGATCATTTATGTGCAGCAACAGCTAGTTCTGCAAATGTAGATGTTGTAGTTAGCTATTTAGATCAAACATTATAGGATTATAAAACACCATGAGTGGTATAGTACAAAATAATATCTTTGGTTCATCTGGAGGTGTAGTTGAAGCAGCTGGTGGTCTTAGTTGGCAATCAGTTGTTACTGCATCTACTGTTACAGTTAGTGCAGCAAAAGGTTATTTTATTAACACCACTTCTAATGCCTGTACGATTACACTTCCAAGTGCAGCAGATGCTGGAGATCAGATTATATTAGTTGACTATGCTAGAACATGGGGAACTAACGCAATAACAATAGACAGTAATGGTTTGAACTTTCAAAGTTCTCCAGATACTTATACTGTTGATTACGACACAGCTGGTCAATCAATTAATCTAGTTTATTCAGGTGCTACTGTTGGTTGGACACCTTCTTCTGATATTGTAAATGCTTTTGATCATACTCCACCACCAACTCAAAAAGCTCTTGTTGCTTTTGGTCAATCTGGAAGTGGTATAGTTTCACTAAAAAATTTAATAAGTAGTTCTGGAGTAGTAGCAACTGATGTAACAGGTGTTGGTCAAGTAAGAACTTTACTAGGTGCTGCAACATATGGTGTAGATAAAGCCATTTTTGCTTATGGTAATAATGATAGTAGCACTTATTATTCAATGTCTAATTTAGTTAATAATTCAGGTGTTGTAGCAGCAGATGTTACAGGCGTTGGTAC